TCTTACCCAGGGGCGAGCTGGATAGACCGTAAGAGTGGGCTGCGAGGCCCACCAGGTACTCGCTAACGGGGCTAGGCCACTACCTGAAAAGGACGAATACGACTCGGATATACGGGCCGAGAGTAGAGTAGCGCGTAGAGTAACGTAGCACACGCGCGCTGCGCTTAGTATACTAGATCGCAATATGGGACTGGAGGAGTAATATTATAACACACTTAACATACCCCAAAGCGCATAGCGTGTAAAGGACACTGTTTCGAACGTAGGCATGTGACATCTTGTCTATTAGTGTTATATGATAGACTACAAAGTATTGGGCCTGGGGGATACATAGCCCGGGTGTGCAACGGAATGGACCTAGTTTAGACTAGGATAGGTGTACGCGTGGGGGGGCGTACGCAAATGAGGAGGCAGTACGGTAGCGTGTACTGCTGGAGGAGCATCAAATCTCCTCAATGGTAAAAGAGCAGGGCCACTTACTCTGTTTCCCGGGTAATACTCGCAGCCTACCGTCGAGTACCGGTGCTAAGTGAAGGAACAAAAGAAACCAAGGGGCAGGAGGTCGCCTAACAACAGAAGACCGTACTGTATTCTCCAGTACTAAAATAGGGAGAAAGGGACTCATCCCACAAGTAATGAGGGCGCCCAGCCAAACAGGGAAGAACACTGATGTCGTGATCGACTATGCGTATATGAGGATCGGGAAGCAGATTAAGCTATACTCGTCCAAAGCAGCCAACCGCAAGGTTCACGCTCTCAAGGGTAACACTTCTTGGTGGTTCAGGAAACCAGCAAAACCGGATTACGGAGAACCAGTCGTCGTGGACCGCCCGGCAGCTTTGCCTGAATGGAGTCATCCGTATGGTGCGTTGCTGGTCAACCCCGGGAATACGCCGCAGTCTGTAAATTGGTTTGTATCCTACTTCCAGAACCAGCTGGCCGACGACAACATCTACTGGGACATAGACGTCCAACTTAGAGCAGCGATTGCGAATATGGACCACATTGATCCTAACTCCCAGGGCCAATTCTCGTTTGAATTTGGTGTTGGTGCGGTGGTTGAAGATCCGATGCAGGGAACTAGTGTGACTGAGGATTTTTGGAATTACGGTTTCCAGAATGGGAAGTCAAACGTGGCATGGGGAACCGGGACACTGTCCTGGGGCTCTTTTGCCTCCGACTTCACAATTCGCAACGTCAAGTTATCGAACGGTGGTGTCCCCAAGCCAGTCGCTTTCTGGGTAACGGCCCCGAACACTTGGTACGTTCAGGGAAGTACGCAACCGCAAGTCAGTTTCTCCTGGGTTGCAAATCCCCGTATTGCAAGCCGACACGTAGTCGTAGACGGAGGGGGGATCAATATCACAGGTGGTACCGTAGGCGTATCCGGGTCAGTATCCGTAACCGGAGACGTCAGTGTCACAGGAACAGTGAACGCTCGCACGTACGCGAGGGAACCCGATACGGGCGAGTTCGTGCCGATCGACGCCCTAAACAGGGCGTCAGAGGGCGATCCTACTAGATACTCTCTAACTACCGACGTACAGGCCGAGACACCCGTCAAAGTCAAAGTGTACGGTGAGCACACCGATCTACTCGACGCCAAGACTACCGTACCCATCTCCACCTATGAAACTATCATAGGTGGCAAGAGCTACTACTCACTCGATACCTCATCCCACACATTTGGGGTCACGGGGGACGGTTGGTCGCCAGTCCAGACGTTAAACTCAGGCAACAAGACCGGGTTGGCATCATACGGTATTAACCCTACGACGGACCCAGTGCCGGTGGATCTGAGACAGGTGGTTGTTCCAGCCGGATCATATCTTCCGATAGCCGGTACACTCAACCCAGGCGCCACTCCGTTGGCCGTCGCGGCCGTGGGAATAGTCGGATCTGTTACGACAGTCGGGGCGGTAGCCGAGGTAGCTCAGGTTACGTCCGTCGCCAACGTTGCCACTGTGGCGACGGTAGGAGCAGTATTCCAAGTGAATGAGTCTCGCTCCTTCATACATGACCCGACAACTGATACCTGGAAGAAGCTAGGCGACGATCCACTTCAGACTTCAGTCACCGGCACGGTTACAGCGGCACTGTCCGGACCGGTCGATGCACACAATCACGTCTGGGACACCACCCTGCAGCCACCAGCGTGGGTAAAGGAGGGAGAGAGCGGAGTCGTGCAAACTGTGAACACGCACAATTATGTGTGGGACTCGACTTCACAACCCCCATCGTGGGTAAGAGAGGGCGAGAGTGGAGTCACTCCGACCGTGAACTCACAGAACTACGTCTGGGACCAGACGCTTCAGCCCCCCGCTTGGGTTAGAGAAGGAGAGAGTGGTAATGTTCCTACAGCTAACGTCAACGTGCAGTCGATTGCTGCGCAGTCCGCCCCCCTCTGGTTCTCCACTGTCAAGCCTGGCGTACCAGCTATTCAGCCGACAAGATCTGGACAATCGGAGATTGGTATGCTAGGAGCTGGTGCAAGCAAGGGAGACGGCCCGTCTGTCAGAGGGTCACTGTCTACCGAGGACTACGTTGGGGCGCTCGAGTTAATGGGTCTCAAGCCTAGTTGCGTGCCTGACTTCTGTTCCGCGGACTTTATGAACAAGTTCAAGCTTGCAGTTGCTACGCGCAGACTGAGGGCAGACTTGAGGCGAAGGGGCTCCAGGGCCGTTACATATGAGATGGAGCCTATGGATATCGGACTCCTTGGAGCCGGGAACAGCAAGGGTGATGGTCCATCTGTCGGGAGCAAGCTATCACCTCGCACAATGCAGAGGCCTGACGAGGGTTTGGAGAGAGCAGCGCCGCTTGAGCGCACTCATGAGGTGACGCTCATCCCCACCATACACTGTGAGAACGCCTATGAGGTACTTGACGAAGTCAATCTGTCAGAACAGACTTCGAGCCTCTTAGCCGCTGCCAACGTGGATATTGCCGGTCTTGAGGATAGCGGGCATCACGTGCTTGCATCGTACATTGGCCATCTGGCACTAGGTCGTGACATGCCTGGTTCCCGCATCAGCGCCTACCCATCAAAGGATAGGAAGCAGAGGAAGGAAGAGAAGAGGGAGAGCGAGTCAAGTTCTTCGGGCTCATCTAGTGAGGACGAAGGAAAGAGGAAGCCACCAAAGAATAAAGAACAGCAGGAGAAGGACCAAGCTGGTGCGCTCGAGAGAATCACCTCAGCAATCTCTTCCCCTGAGGAACTACTCTCTTGGTTATATACACACAGATCGATCTCGCCCACGTGGCGTCGCCAGGTCATCAGTTCGGCTCTGAGGCAAAATAAAGAATGGGAGGGTGACGTATGCGTACTACTCATCGAGACACTGTTAGCGAACGGGGACTCTGATCGTTGCCCGAAGGATTGCTTTAAGCGTATGATCGACACAGTGACGTCAGGGAGACACTCCCAGTTCCAGTCCTTAAAGAGGGCTTGCCAACGTATACCTCTAAGTGAGTTGTACGACGCTTTCGAACGTATCGAAGGCGAATTCCCGCCAGCCATGCGGCTAGTGTGCATCGAGACGAATCCGGGGCCATCCTGGGTGAGAGATTTAACCGAGGAGGGCATCGAGCCTAACCCTGGACCAATGGATGAGATGCCCGATACTATGGAGGGCGTGCGAGCGCTGCCCACATACGAGAGCGTCGTGGAATCGGCGTGTGGAGTCAGTCCCGATGTGGGAGAGGTATTCGACCCTATCGCAATGATTGCCAATATTGCAGGTCAGTACGGTTTGGGCAATGCGGCATCGCAGAATACCTCGTATCAGATGGGGATGCGCAACCAGGCGGTACTCGCTGACAACACATTCATCCAGAACGCGTTTTCATGGCATGCCGAGTGCTTCACCCACCCCTTGAACATTGCCAGTACGGCGCAGCCCGGGCAGATGATCGTTAATCCGAACGGTCCAGAAATCTTCGGGGCATCACTAATGGCATACAAGCCCACAAGGGCTGAGGTTATCACTCCTGAGGGTGAAGATATGTTAGTGATGGTCACAAAACAGGCGGCTATCAGGGATAACCAGATCAGCGCGAGAGGTAAGTACATAAGAGACCAAGCCCAGCACCTCGTAGGGGCAGAAAGTACGTACGGAACCGACCTAAATGTGCCGTTGACTAAGCTATGCCTGTACTCCACTATCTTCGCTACCGCACAGCCCTCATCTCAATGCCCTTGGGGTAATGAACTTGCAGCTACAGATAGCGGAATCGTCTTTGCAGGAGGGGATAACGCTGTTCAGCTGACGTTCTCAGACCCCAATATTACCAACATTGCGGGAGTAGGGTGTACTGATGGAAACGGACTCAATCTTCTACCCTTTTCGGACAACGCGGTGCGGGGGAGGCTCTACATCCACATCACGGATGCGACTGTTCCTACCGGGGCTACCAAGATTGAGATGCAGAACGACCTAATGCTGTACGCATGGAACGGTAATGCGGCTATCACCTACGGGTTGTACGCATTATGCTGGGGACGTTTCCCTCAGGGGATTGGCGTCCTTGCCGTGCCGGCGACTTACGTTAACGGTGGTGCTGCAACGGTATCATACCGTGTGCCATACGCCAACCTCAATGAAATCGACGGCCTTGGAGATATCCACCTGGTTACCTGCGTAGACGTTGCGAGCGCGCCAGCTACTGACCAAGCGAGCGCCAACTCAGCCGCGTATGTGCGACCTACCTGGGGCGCAGCCTCAGGGGGAATTGCTGCAGACACACCGCTGAATATCAATTTTGACGCCAACAACCTAGTCGGTTATGACCTCACCTCGTTCTGTGTCAGCTGGCTTCGCAGGCTCGCGGCGGGTGCTAACGGTATGGATACATTGCATAGGTTCGCAGTTGCATACGCAAAGGCCTTCTCTGTCTGCAGCACGTTCGACAACGTGTGGCGCGACACTGCATTCATGTCTGTCAGGTACCCTAGGTTACTGATCTCAAACCACCAGGCTGGGAATGATTTTATGTTTCCGGTCTATGGGGGAGGGACGACGACCAGTAATCCAGCAGGGCACCTGGGCCAACCGATGACTGCCGCCTTCTGTACTACGAGTATATCACTGCAGCATTACGCATTCTCTCTTCCGAATCCGATCTGGCACAACAGGATCGCCATGGGCGTTTTCAGTCCAGTCGGTAAGCCGATGGATACCGTATACGTTTCTAAGAACTACTACAACACTAGAAGGCAGATACAATATCAGATGATGTGGGCTAGGGTCTGCGCCGTTGGCATCAATGCGGTAATGAGTTACCACGGCCTGCCGCACGGTATATGGAGAGGTCTGTTCGGCGACAGCCAGTTCAGAGACCAGATAGCTGAGTTAAGGAGATACTACATCGGAGGGACAGGTGCAGCGTATGACCAGGCTCCAGAGATCGGACATGTACCAGCTAGTGTGGCTGCGGCGATCACGGGCTATGCCTTTACCACAGATGATCTCGGGCGTACTATCTTCGAAAGGCTATTTGTCCCCGTGTACGGGATCAACTCAGCAGTGCGGTTGGCGAACAACGCCTACGCTCCCGCCACGAACTGTGTCCCTGTCTTTCTTCCGGATCTGCACATGGCGCAGTATTCCGGCAAGTTGACCTTGGAAGTCGCTCCGTATCTAAGCCTAAACAAGAAGGGCTGCGGCATCATTGGGCCCAACTTTAGGACTATGGTTTACGCTAACGGGTCGGCTTCAATGCCGATCGACCCGGAAGATAGTTTTACTGTGATGGGTATCGACTCAATCATCAACTCTACCGGCCGTGATAGTTGGAATGCTGGTTTGGTCATGTCCTTGTTCAATGGCTCATTTGCCACTTACGCTGGTACACTAATCGACGCAGCTACCTACGTGAATTCCGGAGAGTATGCCTCGCTTCCAACCAGACCGCCCGACTTCAGTTGGGGACAGGGAACTGTGCTCCCGCCTGCGAGTGTGCTGATAGGTACAAGGCGTACGATCCCGGTGGTTGATTCAACCGGATCGAGGATCATGATCGTTGCGCCGCAAGGTTCGAAACAACAGATGTACCAGGTGCTATCCGGAGCGGCCTTCACTACTTTACCGGCCTGGTCAATCAGGAATGTCGTTCCTAACCCGTCACTGCTGATGACATCTGAGGCACCACGCCAGTCCAAGCTTAAAGCCAGAACTCTGGCTTTAAACGGGGACGGCGTCCGTCCCGCTCCGGACTCCGGGGATGGGACGGGACAGTCACAGGAACTCTAGTCGCCTCGTTGGAGGCGGCTGACACTACGGGTGTGTGGAAAGCGTTCTCCACACACCTAGGAGAAATTCGAACGCAAGCACTGGCTATATGCGCTATAGATCCGGGGGCGGAAGGTGATTTATACCCCGTCACGGAGGCGCCTGCTGTACTGCCCGATCCCGGAAGAACTAAGAAGCGAACATGGAGACAGGTAAAGGCACAGGTTCCGCGCCCGGAATCAGACGAAGGCCCGGTCGGCCTGGAGTCTGCTAATTCTATAGTGCACATGACCACAAAAGAGGAGAGAGAGGACAGATTCGAAGAGGTATTTCCCTTCAGGTCGAAAGCAGACCGTAGATTGAGAAGAACGAGGTTCGAAGACTGGTATTACCACGCGTCGAGGACAAAGACGATGGGTATCTTGGTCGATACGATTGCATCGCTTGGGAAGGGGTCCGACTATATATACTGCATAAATGTGATCTGCGCTAGGTATATTCTCG